GCCATCCGCGGTACCAGAACGTGCGCCAGATGCGGCGCTGGACACCATGGCGCGCGCGCTCGGGCTGCCGGAAGGCGCGGTCGGCACCCAGCCGGACGCGCAGCAAGGCGAGGCTGCGCTAAACCAACCCGCCATCGAGATCGACGGCCGCCGCTTCACCGCCGACCAGGTGCGCCGCGCGATGGCCGCCGCCACCGATTACACCCAGAAGACCCAGGCGCTGGCACGCGACCGGCAGGCACTCCAGCAGCAGCAGGAAGCCTTGGCGACGGTCTTGCCCTATATCCAGCCCGAGCTCGCCCGCATTCAGCAGCAGATCCAGGGCGTGGCGCGACCGGACCCGACGCTCATAGACTCCAACCCACAGGAATACCTGCGCCAGCGCGCCGCGTTCGAGGCAGCGGCCGACGAGCAGGGCCGGATGGGCACGCTCACGCAGCTCCAGCAGCAGGCGATGGAACGTGCTCTGTCGGAGCAGGTGGCCCGCAGCAACGAGGCGCTGGCCAAGGAGTTCCCCGACTGGGGCGACCCGCAGAAGCGCTCCGAATGGCAGCAGCGGATTGCCACCTTTGCGATGGACAAAGCCGGGTTCTCGCGCCAGGAACTGGCGCGGCTGTCGGACCATCGGCAACTCAGGATCTTGATGCAGGCCATGATGTTCGAGGCGCTCAAGGACGGCGCGGTGACGCGGGCACCACAGCAGCAGCGCCCAGCGCGCGGCTCCGCACCACCGCCCGCACCGGCTGCCGCGGTGCGCAGCGCCGAGCAGGCGTTCGATGCGCGGCCGAATATCAGGAACGCCGCCAACCTGCTCACCGCCCAGCGCGCCGCAGCCCGCCGTTGACGCCACGATGGTTGCGGGTATTAGATGGGCCGCCGCCAAAGCCGACACTGCAGCCGCTTGGTGCGCCCTTTTGAGGCTTAGGGGACGTCGAGCGACTGCAGCGTTGACGCGGCTTCGGAGCAAGTTGTAGAGCCACAACCGACGCGCGGCGGAGTGCGTCGCATTGCCCTCCCGCAGGGGCACCTCCCGGTTCATGTCCCGCCGCGCGCCACGTGCCGTCGCTGGCCTGATGTCGCCGGCCGCTAGACGCCCCGCAGTGCCCAACAGGTCATGTCGCGGGAGCCGGGCTAGCTGAGCCGACAGTCACGACCATTGCGAAACCAACTGGTTTCACCGCGCTGAAGCGCCTCGCGCTCGCGCATGCAATGGAGTGGCTCAATGGCTCTCGCAGCGATGGGGAGTGCCCCCGCAGGAACATACATCGAAACCGGCGCCGTCGGTGTTCGAGAAGACCTCGCAAATATCATCTACCGTATCGATCCGGATGAGACACCATTAGTTTCTGCGTGTTCGCGTGTGGGAAGTTCGCAGACCCTGACTGAATGGTTGGTGCAAACCCTCAATCCGGCATACGACAACTTCCAGCCCGAAGGCTTCACCGCCGTCATGCAGGCGGTGCTCAAGCCGGTGCGGCTCAATAATGTCTGCCAGATCATCGCCCACACGGTCGGCGTATCGAATACGCTGCGTGTCGTCGACGTGGCCGGCGGCGAGGATGAATACAACCGCCAAATGATCCTGCGCGGCATGGAGTGCAAACGCGACCTCGAACTCGCCATCACCTCGCCGCTGGTCCGCACCACCACCGACCCGCGGCACATGTCCGGACTGCCGTGCTACTGCGCCAACGGCACGCTCGGCGCCGGCGGCGTTATGCCGGTCGGCGACGGCTCCAACGCCGGCACCCTCGGCACCGCATACGACCTCACCCTGATCGCCTTCCAGACCGCCATGCAGCAAGCCTGGCAGGCCGGCGGCAAGCCCGACCTCGCCATCATGTCCGGCTCGGTGAAACTCTACTTTGCCACGCTGTCGCAAGGCGGCACCGGCAACCCGATCGTGGCGCAGAACATCGTCACCGCCAGCCCAAGAGACACCATGACGATCCAGGGCGCCGTCGATGTGTTCCGCACCGACTTCGGGACAGTTCAGCTGGCACCCGACCGCTTCTGTCCCCCGCATCAGATCCTGCTGGTCACCACCGACTACATCGAGCTGGCCCCTCTGCCAGAGCGTGACATGATCCAACAAGACTACGCCCAAACTGGGGACAACAGTCAGGGTGGTGTCGTGTTTGAGGGATGCGTACGGCCCACAGCCCCGCTCAGCCACGCCTACATCGGCGCCCTCAACCAATGACCGATACGCCGCTCTACGAGCGCTGGGATCCCGAGACGCAGCGCTCGACTGAGGTGTTCGAGGACAGCGACAGCAAGCTGCCCTACATCGTTCACAGCCAGAACACCAAGCCGATCATCGAGGCCAACAAGCGCCTCGCGTCCATGTTTGATCCGCACATCAAGCGCGACGTGACGCATGTCGCCCGCATCCCGCGCGTGATCTACGACGACCTCGTGCGAAAGGGCATTACCCGCGACCAGAAGCTGTTCAATGCGTGGCTGGACAGCTGGGAATGCAGCGCCTTTCGCGTCGATGACCGCCGCAAACTCTAAGGAGCAACTATAATGGCCCTAGCAACCACTCAGACCCCGCCGCTCGCACAGATGGCGCCGACGCCCGGCGTCACGCCCGAGCACGAGGTGCCGATCTTCACCAAGCCGGTGCTGTTCGACGACATCGACCCGGTGCGCCTCGTTCGGCTCTACGGCCAGATGCAGTCGCCGGGCGCCATGGCGGCGCTGCGCGATGCGGCGATGAAGGCCGGAGAGGCGGCACTCAAGGCGGCACCCGATGTGGTGGCCAGCCAGCAGGTGCCGGTCAGCGGCCAGGAGGGACAGCCGCCGTCGTCGCCGGGCGTGGCGCCGCCAGTGCCGCCCGCCGCGCACGGCTAGCGCATGGCGTCGCTGCAGCAGTTGCAGGACGACGTGATGTCGTTCCTGAACAGGCGCGACTGCCTGGGGCTGCTGCCGTCCTGGACCACCATGCTGGAGACCGAGATCGCCGAAACCTGCCGCACCCGTGCGCAGGAAGTCTCCGGCATCCAGAACCTCGACGCGCCGTATGTCGCGCTGCCTGCCGACTTCGCCACCATGGCGTCGATCCGCGACAACACCAGCGGCGCACCGTTGGAGTTGAAAGACGAGTGGAGCCCCAAAGGCGGCGGCTGGGCCGCTGCCTATGCGACCTGGAGCGGCATCTATCCCAGCGTTTACTGGCAGCTAAATCCGGCCGCGCCCTGCACCGCGTATCGCCTGGTGTCCGACTGCGTGGAGTGGCTCCCGCATCCATACATCCCCAACCCGCCTGATCCCGCCTGGGTGCCACAGCAGGTGGTCATGACCTACTACCAGAAGCCGATCCCGCTGCTGCTGCCGGCCGACACCAATCCGATCCTCGAACGCCACTACGCGATCTATCTCTACGGCCTGGTGAAGCACGGCGCGATCTGGGCGCTGGACGATCAGCGCGCGCAGCAAATGGATGCCGCGTATCAGCAGGAAGTGACGCGCGCCAACCTGTGGAAACAGCAGGCGGACATGAGCGGTGCGCCGCTGCGCGCAGAACCCGCGGTCGTTTTCTGATGGCCGTGCTGGCCGCTCCGTTCAGCGCCTATGTCGGCCTGCAGTCAGCAGACACCGGGCAGGAGATCACGCGCATCACCTACGGCAACTATGCGCGCGTGCTGGCCGAGTTCGACCTGTGCGCCGACGGCGTGACCATCGCCAACGCCGCCGCCATCCAGTGGCCCATCGCCGGCAGCGATTGGGGCGCAGTCAATGCGGCGCTGCTGTGGACCGGCTCGACGCTGGCACAGCCCGGTCAGCTGCTCAGCACGGTGCCGACCACGGCCATCGTCGACATCGAGCAATACTCCCGTGCCCGCGTCGCTCCGGCCGGCATCTCCGGGGTGATCATCGTGGCCCCGCGTCCCTACGGCATCGGCAGCTATGGCACCGGCCGCTACGGCACCGGCAACGTGCTGTCCGGCAGTGCAGTGCTGGCGCTCACCTTCGATACCGGCCAGCACGTGTGCGAGGTCGGAACCTGGGCACCGGGTCCGATACAGGTGGCTGCATAATGATGTATAAAATGCAGATGGGCCGTCCGTCTATTCCTTGGCGAGATCAGGTGATCCCAGAGCCGAACAGCGGTTGTTTGCTATGGCTCGGCACCTATGACAGCACCGGCTACGCAAAGACTATCCGTGGGGGCAAGCAGATCAGGGCGCATCGTCTGGTCTGGGAGGAGCGCAATGGAACCATCCCAGATGGCCTGTTCGTTTGTCATCGCTGCGATGTGCGGGCTTGTGTGAACATCGATCACCTGTTTCTCGGCACGCACACCGAGAACATGCATGACGCGATGTCGAAAGGCCGCTTCGTTCATAACACGAATGGGTGGGAGAACAGGACGCATTGTAAGCATGGACATCCGTTCGACGAGGCCAACACCTATTTCGGCCCAAAGAGCCGTCAGTGCCGAGAGTGCAAACGGATCTGGGATCGACGTAGTTACGCAGCCAAGAGGGCTGTGTTGTGAGCGGAACAGACTACACCACGACTCCGAACCATGGTTTTTATCTGCCGGTCTATAATGCCGATAGTGAGAACTGGGGATATCACCTTGTTGATAACTGGACGGCGGTAGACGGCCTGCTCGCCACCACTGGCGCAGGCGCGCTGTTCCTGCCGCTCGCCGGCGGCAGCATGAAAGGCGTGATCACCCAACCCACCGCGCCGGTCGCCGCCACCGATCTCGCCAACAAGGCTTACGTGGATGCGCACGCGTTCACCGACGCACCGAACAACACCACCGCCTACGGCCGTCTGGGCGGCGCCTGGGCCAGCGTGCTGCCGATCGCGGGCGGATCACTGACCGGGGCGCTGACGCTCGCTGGCGACCCCTCTGCGGCCCAGCAGGCGGCCACCAAGAACTACGTCGATACCAGGGTCGGCAGCCTGCTGCTTGGCGCGGTGGTCAGCGACGGTGCCCCCGCTTCGCCGTCACCCGGCGAGCTGTGGTTCTCCAGCACCGACGCGCAGCTGTATGTGTGGTATCCCGACCCCAACAGCAGCCAATGGGTCGCCGCCTCCAACGCGGGAACGGTGAGCGTCACCAGCTTCAACGCGCGCACCGGGGCGGTCACGCTGACGCCGGCCGATCTCGGCAGCGCCGGCGGGCTGCATGATACCGGACGAAACTATCTGCACAACGGGCTGATGAACATCGCGCAGCGCGGGGCGGGGCCGTGGAGCACCGTCAGCTATACTGCGGACAGATGGTGGATCAACCTGAGTGGTGACACGTCCAGTGCCGCCATCAACGCAGCGGTTGACGCAGACCGTAGCTCGATTGGCGATGAAGCGTGCCGATATACCCTGGGCGTGTCGATTGTCGGCACTGCGGCGGCAACCGCCCTCACCGCCATTCAGCAGCGCATCGAAAGCGTCCGGCGATTGGCCGGCAAAACGGTGACAGTTTCGTTCTGGGCAAATGCCACCGCCGGACTAAGACTAGGCGTGTCGCTGGACCAGGGCTTTGGCACTGGCGGGTCGCCATCGCCGGAAGTCGATGGCAACGGGCAGGCGGTTACTCTGACCAGTGCGTATGCCCGCTATTCCCTGACGTTCGTTCTGCCCTCAGCCGCTGGCAAGACGTTGGGCACCAATGGCAACGACTGGACCGCGCTGAACTTCTGGTATTCGTCCGGCAGCACCAACGCAGTCCGCTCCGGCAATGTCGGCGTGCAATCGGGCGGGATCAACCTCTGGGGCGTGCAGCTCGAAGCCGGCAGCACCGCGACCCCGCTGGAGAAGCTGGACCCGCAGCAAGACTTGGCCAAGTGCAATCGCTTTTTCTATGCCGGAGCGATCACATCGGCAGGCTATCAGATCAGCGGCACGACTATTATCGTGCCCTACTCGCTGCCGGTGAACATGCGCGGGACGCCGACTCTGGTGATCACCGGCTCGGCAGGCAGCGTCAACATCGGTTCGGCGGCCATGAGCCCCGGCAATAACGGACGCGACATTTATGCTTCCGCGACTTCCACCGTGACCGGACAGAACACGCTGGCATACACCTTCACCGCATCGGCGGATTTATAGATGGTCCAACCCACCCAACTGACGCAAGGAGGCTGACACGGCGCTCGACTTTCCCAACGCCCCGACCACCGGCCAGCAGTTCACCGGCCCCTCCGGCGAGCTGTATCAGTACGATGGCGTGAAGTGGTTCGTGCTCGGTGCCGGGGCCACGCTGCCGATCACCGGCGGCACGCTCTCCGGCCCGCTGATCCTGGCCGCCGATCCCGCCGTCGCACTCGGTGCCGCTACCAAGCAATACGCCGATGCTGGCAGCGCGGCGGCGGAACATAACGTCGGGCGGTCGTATATACACAACGGGCTGATGAACATCGCGCAGCGCGGGGCAGGGCCGTTCAGCGCGAACGGATACACGCTGGATCGGTTTACCCAATACATGGCGGGAGGCGACACACTCAGCACGTCGCAGGTGGCTGCGACTGACGCTGATCGGGCGGCGATCGGCGATGAAAGCTGCGTGTCGTATATGCAATGCACGTTTGCCGGCACGAATACAGCGACATCCCAATGTGAGCAGTCACAACCAGCGGAGAGTGTCCGTCGCTTTGCTGGTAAGACCATGACGATCTCACTTTGGGCAAAAGCGTCGGTGGGTTCTCCGAGGCTGTGCTTGTCCTACTCCCAGAACTTCGGCCAAGGTGGCAGTCCGTCAGCGACAGTCTATGGCGTATTTGGCACGACACCGGCACTTACGACGGCATGGGCGCGCTATAGTTTCACTGCGACAATCCCATCATCCGCCGGCAAGATACTCGGCACAACTGTTGGAACTGACCAGCTATCTCTGTTCTTCTGGCTTTCCGCCGCCCCATCGAATACGGCAGCAACGATACCATCCGGCGGTATCGGCGTGCAGAGCGGCACCATCGGCATCTGGGGCGTGCAGCTCGAACTCGGCGGCAGCGCCACGCCGCTGGAGAAGCTGGACCCGCGCAACGATCTGGCGAACTGCCAGCGGTTTTATCAGACCGGGCAAGCTGCATGGAATGGCTACGGCGCAGCCGGCCAGGCTATTGGCGCTTTTTCAGCGTTTCCTGTGACTATGCGAGCAGGTCCAACTATGACGATTACTGGTGCGAATTATACTAACGCATCAGGCGCCGGCATACAGAATACCGTCCCTTATGGAATGCAATTCTTTGCCTTGGCCACAGCTACCGGCAATTCAGCATTCAACGGAGCTTTCACTGCCAGCGCGGACCTCTGACATGGCGCAACCGTAGGAGCACCCATGGCCAGCGACTACCAACTGGTGACCAACTTCGACGGCGTGAAGCGCACCGCCGATGAAGCGTTCGTACCCAACGATGGCGGCAACCGAGATTGGGCCGTATATACAGACTGGCTCGCCGAGGGCAACACGCCCGACCCAGCGCCAGTGCCGCCCGAGCCGCCACCGCCGGCACCCATCGAGCTGCCGGCCGATCCGGTCGCCGACATGGACGCCGCGACCAAGGGCTATGTGGACGCCGAAGTCGCAGCCGTCACCTCGCGCGTTGACACCATCGAGCGTCGCCTGATCGCAGCGAAAGGATAGCGCCATGCCGACATCCGCAGGCACGATGTTCAGCGGCACCCAGACCAACCCGCAATGGGTACCGGCCAACGGCCAGCCGCTGTATGTGCTCGACCATACGCAGTCGTATCGCACACATACCGGCATCTCGCGCGGCGACCGTCGCGATTATGTACGCAGCGTTGGGTGGCAAGGCCGGCGCCTCGGTCTCGGGCCAATCGGCTGGATCATCGCGATGCCGGTCAACTCCGGCTGGGTGGTCAGCACCGCCGACGACAGCACCGAGGGCACCCTCGCCAGCCCGCCAACGGTCAACAAGCCGCCTGCCGGAACTAAGTGACATGAGCGGCAGCACCACCACACCGAACTTCGGGCTCAACCTACCGACCGTTGGCGCCGATCGTGACACCTGGGGAACGCTGCTGAACCAGAACACCAGCACGCTCGACACGTTCCTCGCCTACGCGACGCCGATCGGCGCAATGCTGGACTTTGCCGGACCGCAGGCGCCGGCTGGCTGGTTAATCTGCGACGGTCGTCTGATCAACCGCGTCACCTACAGCGCGCTGTTCGCGATCATCTCCACCTACTGGGGCGCCGGGGACGGGTCCACCACCTTTGCGCTGCCCAACACACCCGGCCGCGCCGCGATCGGGCCAGGCACCGTGATCGATCAGAACGGCAATCAGCTTAGCTACACCTTCGCCCAGATGACCGGCGCGCTGTCGCAGCAGATCGCCCAGGCCAACCTGCCGGCGGTCAATCTCACGTCCAGCACCATCGGCACCCACGCCCACGGCGGCGCCACCGCAGCCGGCGGCAACCACACCCACGCGATGGATGTCCAGGGCACCCACAGCCACACCGAGGATGTGCAAGGCGCGCACGCGCATGGCGGCGGCACCGACAACCAAGGCAACCACGCGCACACAGTGACGATCCCGGCCTCCGGCACCGGCGTGCCATTCGGCAGCACCACGGTGGTGAGTTCGTTCTTCGGCAATGCCAGTTACGGCACCAGCACCGACGGCCTGCACGCGCACAATATCGCCACCGACACCCAGGGCGCGCACCAGCACAACATCGCCGCCGCCGGCGCGCACGCCCACAACAACGCTTATTCCGGCAACCTGCAGCTCGGCATCAACCCGGACGGCTCACACAACCACCTGGTGCCGCTCGGTGGCTCCGGCGCGTGGCTCAGCGTGCAGAACCCGCTGCTGGTCTGCACCAAGATCATCTACGCCGGCAGCCAGGCGGCAGCCGCGCTGATGGCCGCGGCCACCCCACAGCGGCAACGCTTGTCCTCTCCGATGCGCGGCGGCATGCGCGCCATCGCGGGTCGTTGACATGCCGCGCGTCACCCAGGCCCCACCGCCCGGCGTGGTGCGCGCCGGCACCTCCGAGGCCACGCCAGGCCGGTGGTTCGATGCCAACAACATCCGATTCCGCCAGGGTCAGCTGATCCCGGTGGGCGGCAACGTGGCGATCCCCAACGCGGTTACCGTCGATCACCCGCGCGACCTGCTGACCTGGCACGACAACAACCATGTGCGCTGGGCGGCGATCGGCACCGACACCAAACTCTACGCGTTTGAGTTCGACACCCAGACACTGCACGACATTACCCCAGCCGGTGTGCCTGCGCTCGGGCCACCCGGCCCGCTGACCGGATACGGCCTGGGCAATTTCGGCGACAGCACGTTCGGCACCGCGCGCGATCCCGCCGACATCGGCCCGCAGGATGTCTCGGCCAATCAGGGCGACCGCTGGAGCCTCGACACCTTCGGCCAGGATCTGCTGTTCGTCCCCACGCAAGACGGCCACCTGTATCACTGGTCGCCCGCCACCCCGACCACCGCGCCCGACCTGATCGCCAACGCGCCGATCAACAACCGTGGCGTGATTGTCACCGACCAGCGCCAGGTGGTGCTGCTGGGCGCCGGCGGTGACCCGCGCAACATCGCGTGGAGCGACCAGGAGTCTTACACCGTCTGGGCGCCCGGCGTGGCCAACCTGGCCGGCAGCAAGTTCCTGCAGACGCAGAGCTACGCGATGTGCGCGGTAAAGGTGTCGTCCGGCATCCTGATCTTTACCGCCAACGACTTGCATCTGATGACCTACGTGGGCCCGCCTTACGCTTACGGCATCGTGCAGATCGCGTCCGGCTGCGGGCCGATCTCACAGCGCGCGCCGGTGGCGATCGGTTCCACCGTGCTGTGGCCAGGGCTGCAGACGTTCTGGATCTGGTCGGGCAGCGTTATCCCGGTCGGCTGCGATGTCGGCGATTGGTTTTTCTCGCTGCTCAACCGGGTCTATGTCGGGCGCATCTTCGGCTCACCCAATCCCACCTTCGCCGAGATGTGGTGGGACTGGCCGGATGAATCCAACACCGAGTGCAACCGCTATCTTGCGGTCAATATCGGCGTGTCAGCCAACCAGCTCGGCGCCATGGTCGCATCCCGCACCTGGACCATCGGCACCCGCACCCGCACCGCGGCCGATCCCACCGGCACGATGGACTTCCCGATCCTCGGCGGCCCGCTGGGCAGTGGCGGGGGCCTGTTCCTCCACGAATACGGATGGTTGGACAATGGCAACCCGCGCGCGGCGACCGGCTCGATCTATGCCGAGAGCGGCGCGATTACCCTGGGCGAGGGCGACCAGCGGGTGAACGTCACCCAGGTGGTGCCGGACTACGTCAGCCCGGTGGCCAACATGCTGGGCTACAGCTTCGATGTCACCGAGCAGCCAATGGATACCACCAACGCCTACAACACCGGCCTATATACCGTGGTCCACGACGGGTTGATGGATGTGCGGTTCTCCGGCCGCAGCGTGCAGATGCGGGTCGAGGCGCTGATCGACAACGAGTTCACCATCGGCCGGCCGCGGTTGCTGATGAAACCAGCGGGGATGCGCTGATGGCCCACGCACCCGCACCGTTCATTGCCCCCTTTGCCGGTGATCTCGATCAGCGGTTGTCGATCATGGCCGCGGCGATGAGCCGCAAGGCGGATATGTCCGACGAGCCGGTCTACAACGCGGTGCAGCTGATCGCGCCCGACGGCAGCACCTGGAAGCTGACCGTGTCCGCCACCGGCGTGCTCACCACCACAGCAGTGCCACGGCCGTGACCGGCGACGAGAAGATCCGCCGGTTGCAGATCGCGCTGGACTATGGCGGGAACACCCACAGCGTCGGCGATATCGTTGAGTTGCTGAAGCGTGGCGATGCCAAGCTGTTCGAGAACGACAGCGGCGTGATCGTCGGCGAGATGCATCGGTTTCCACGACTGACCGCGGTTCATCTGTGGCTGCTCTTTGGCGAACTTAAACACGTCCTGCAATTAGAGCACGAGGTGCTGCCGTGGGGCATCGAGCAGGGCGCGACCATGGCAACAGCGGTCGGCCGGCCTGGATGGGGGAGAGTTAGCGCCGCAACTGGATGGCGACCGACGCCGAACATGGCGCACTTTCACAAGGTTCTGGTTAGGGGGGCAGGCTAATGGGCTCCGGCAAAGGCGGCAGCACGACCACCAGCGGAACCCAAAGTTCCTCGGGCACGTCCGCCACCCAACTCCCCGACTGGGTGACCAGTGCCGCGCAGACCGCGCTAGGCACCGGCCTCGGGCTGTCGCAGCAGCCCTATCAGGCATATCCCGGCCAGCAGGTCGCCGATCCGACTGCGGCGACCAACCAAGCCTATCAGCAGGTACAGAACCTGCAGGGCGGCATCGATCCTGCGTTCAGCGCGGCGGCCAATCAGTGGTCGGGTGTGCTGCCGCAGCTGCAGGGGCTGACGCCCGGCGCGCAGAACCAGGCCACCAATCAGCTGTATGGCAACTACGCCGGCAACGTAATGGCGCCGAGCGCCGGACTGCTCGGCGGCTACCTCGGCGGACCCGCGACGGCACAGCAGATCGGGCAGAACACCCAGGCGCTGATGTCGCCCTACACCCAGAACGTGATCGATCCGACCAACCAGCTGATGCAGCAGCAGCTGTCGCAGAACCTGCAGAACATCGGCGCCGGCGCCAATCAGGCCGGCGCGTTCGGCGGCACGCGGCAGGGCGTGCAGGAGGGCGTGGCGCAGTCGCAGGCGGCGCTCGGTTCCGAGCAGTATCTCGGCAACCTGCTCAACAACCAGTGGAACACGGCGCTGACGCCAGCCACACAGACGGCGCTGCAGGCCGGCTCTCAGGGCTACGGTGCGGCGACCAATCTCGCCGGCATGCTGCAGCAGGGCTACGGCAACGCCGCCACCCAGGCGCAGAACATGGGCGCATCCAATCTGTCGACCGGCATCACCGCCGCCGAGCAGATGCCCAGCCAGGCAGTGCAGCAGCAGACCGGCAACCTCGCCGCGTCCGGCGCCTTGCAGGCGGTCGGCACCGCGCAGCAACAACAGCAGCAGAACCAGATCAACGCTGCGATGGGCAACTTTTACCAACAGCAGAACTGGCCGGTGCAGAACCTCGATCTACTGCTGTCGACACTGAGCGGCGTGCCGTACGGCTCAACCACATCGCAGCAGGGCTACAATCAGGGCACTCAGACCGCGGTCAACAACCCGAGCATCATGAGCCAGATTTCGCAGGGTGCCGGGCTGCTTGGCACGGGGCTTGGCCTGCTCACGGGTCCAAATCCCTAGGAGGCGAATGGCATGAGCGGCTTTCTAGACAGCGGCGGGTGGACTGACGAGAACGATCCCAGCATCAGCGACGAAGGCAGTATCGGGTTCGGTGGCGATCCGAGCAGCGGGCTAGGGCTGTTCTCGGCCACCAATGATCCGGGTGTGACGGGTGGCGACCCGATGGCTGCGATTAATACCGGGATAGACTCCACCGCCGCCGCCCCCGGAGCACCGGGTGCTGCCTCGACGACACCTGGCGATCCAATGGCCGCGATCAATGCGGGGATCAACGCAGCCGGCACGCAGGTGCCACTCGGCGGCGGGGCCGGCGGCAAGCCGCTCACCGAGAAAGTCGCCTCGGCGCTCAGCACACTCGGTGCCGCGATGAATAAGGGCAACGAGCACAACCCGGCGCCGGTGCAGGCCAATCTCGGGCTGCGCGCGCAGGGACCGCAGTCATCGGCGTTCCGCGGCGAGAACACGCTGAGCAGCCTGATGCAGCTGCTGCAGCAGCGGGCCATGCGCTACGGGCCGCCCGGCTCCAGCACCGGCGGCGGGCGCGGACTCTTGGGGATGTGAGCGATGGCAACACCCACTCCTGACGACGAGACACCCCAGCCGGCGCCGCCGCCGCCATCGTCGGTCAATACCGCCAACCTCAACACGATCCTGCAGGGGCTGCTGGCACCAACCAACCAACCGGTGCCGAAGGCGCAGCCGGTCGACACCGACGCCAACGCGCCAACCTCGTGGGCAGGGCTGCTCGGCGAGCACCTGGCCGGCGGGGCGCCGTCTGACGTGGACATGACCAAGGCGCAACGCGAGTCCGCGGGCCGACGCGCGCTGCTCAACTTCAGTGCCGGCATGATGAGTGTCGGGCCGTTCGACACGCTGGGCCAGGGCATGGCGGCCGGCATCCGCGGCGCCGAGAGCAGCCAGTATAGCTCCGAGGGCATCGAGGCGCAGCGTCAGGTCGCCGCCCAGGACTGGCAGCAGCAGCAAATCCAGAATCGCATCTCAGCCTTGAAAGAGGCGATGCCGCTACTGCAGCTGCAGATGGGGCCGGGAATATCCGCCGGGATTACTACCGCGCTGGGTGGTGGCAGCGCTGCCACAGGCGTCCCTGGTTCAACGCCAGGCACTTCGATCGCCGAGATCGCGCGCGATCCCAAGGCAGGCACCGCCGGGCAGCAGGGCAACAATCCTGGCAACGTGATGGCGGATAACGGCCTCCCGCCGGGCGCCATCGGCCGCATCCCGGTCGCCGGCGGCCGGTATGTCGCGGCATTCCCCAACCTCACCACCGGGATCGCTGCCAACGCGGCCAATCTGGCCAGTTATGCCGCCAGTGGCACGCAGACTGTGAAGGATGCGGTGACCCGCTGGGTGGGCGACCCGAAGGCCGATCTCACCAGCTACATCGCCGACATCTCCAAGGCGCTCGGGGTCGGACCGAACGACAAGATCGACCTGACCGACCCCAAGGTGCAGTCGGCCTTCATCATGGCGCAGCAGCCGCACGAAAGCGGCAAGCTGTGGCTTACCCCGGCGGATGTGGCCAAGGGCGTGGCGACCGGCCTCCAGACGGCCAAGGGCTCCCAGGTTGCCCAGGCCGATGGCAAACCAACACCTGCGCCCGCTGCCGCACCTGCTGGGCCAACCCAAGGCAAGGGCTTCGGTGCTGGTGCCTTCGGCAGCGCGGGTGCTGGTGCCACGCTGGCGCCCCAGCCGCAGGACACGGCTAGCGCGCCCAACGTGCCGGTGGATTTGCCGGCGGTCCCCACGCCGCAGATGGCTGCAGCACAGGCGATCGCCAACAAGACCGGCAAGCCGGCACCGATCGAAGGCACACCGGGGCTGTTTGCCAAGCCGGGCGGAGGGGTGACGCTAGGCGCGGGTGCTGGCGGCCTCGGCAAGCGCGCTGACGCCGACGCCATACAGCAGGGCATCCAGACCGCCGCCACAACGCTGCCGGCGCCGTCGGTGTCCGCAGCAGGCCCGGCGGCTGGGGGCGGCACGACAGCCGCAGAGACGCCTCCTGCGCCGCCTGCGGGCCGGTTCGGCGGCGGCGCGTTCGGCACCACCGTGATGCCCGCAGCGCCTATCCCACCTCCCCCAGCTACCACGACGCCAGCCGGCGCTCCCGCGCAGCAGATTCCCACGATGGCCACCCAGCCGTCTGGCGCACGCACGCCCTACACAGCTGACGCTGACATCCCAGATCCGAATGACCGCAAAGCCAGCTATCCGCCGTTCATCTATCAGCAGTCGCCCAATCTCAACACCACGCTGCCGCCGGCGGCTGAGGCGCAATACCAGGGCGACCGCGCCAACCTGATCAACGCCATCAAGGGCACTCCCTACGGCACCGATCAATACAAGGCGTTCACCCAGCAGCTGGCCGATTTGGGTAAGCAGCACGCGCAGGATATCGCCACCCACGCGCAGGCCATCATCAAGATGGATGCCGATCAGCAGCAGCAGGGGTACAAGCTCGGCGCCGACACCTGGAATCAGGTTCATCAGGCTGGCGTGACCAGCGATTACAAATTGCGCGAGATCAACGCCACCTCCGATGCCCAGGCCAGCACCAAGGCGCTGGAGGATGTCAACGAGGCCGGCCGCGGCGCCAGTCAGACGCTGCAACAGATAGAAATGGCGCGACAACTCTCGGCGGTTGCCGGCACGCCAAACTTCATCGAGATGCATCCCGATTTGACCAACAACCTTATCCGAACCGGTTTGCTGTCGCCTGACGAGATCCAGAGATTCGGTGCCCAGCAGGCATTGAACGGCGTCATCAACAAGATGGTGCTGGCCGCGAGGCAAGGCTCCGGCATGTCGCGCATGACGAACATGGATCTGCAGTTCCTGCAGAACACCGCGCCTGGGTCGTTCACCCCGGAAGAAATCCGTGGCCCGATGCTGGCGGCGCTGCAGACCACCTATCAGCGGCAGGCGCAATATGCCCACATCGTCAATTCGCTGCATGGGTCTGGCATGCCGGTGTGGCAGGCCGAACAGAAAGCCGATGAGCAACTCGGCAGCATCATCGCCAAGCCGCCGGACTTCGCTGACATCGCCGACCCGAACGCCAAACTTGCCGCGCAGGGGCGCTGGATCAGTCAGAACGTACCGAACGGCTCGTTCTATCTGAAGCCGAATGGCCAGCTGGCTATCCGTGGCGCGCCACAAAAACCACAGCAACAACCGGGACAGTAATGGCCGCGATCGCACCCGCACCGACTGGCAATCCGATCCTGGACGACGCTGACAGTGGCGCCCAGACCTACGACCATCCGACAACCGGCAATCCGCTGCTGACCGATGCCGATGTTGGCAACCGTTCCGTCTCAGGCACGAACGACGATACCGGCCCGACCGGGCTGATGTCGCGCAGCTGGATGTCGCTCAAGGATGTCGGCTCCGAGCCGCCGCCGCCATCGCAGACCCCGGTGCGCGACCTGGCGCGCAATGCGTCAGCGGCTGTTGGCCGAGGCACGGTCAACTCGCTCGATCTCATCACTAATCCATCCCAGGCGGTATTTCGGCCGCTCATGACATTGGGCGGAGCGGCATGGGACGCGGCAGCACCCTCGCTCGGATTACCGCGGATGACACCGGAACAGCGCGCCGACATCACCGGCGCAGGCGCGCCGCCGGCCGAACAGGGCGACATCGCACAGGTCGCATCGGCACTGCCGAAGGGCTTCAACCCATACGCGGTGAGGCCACGTACGCCGCTGGAGTCACAGGTCGCGACCGCGCTGGAGGGCGCCACCACGGGAGCCCAGCTAGGCGGCTTCGGCCCGCTCGGTGTCGGCGCCGGCGGATTGCTTGGCGGTCTTGGTGCCTTGGCCGGCGGCAACGTTGCGTCCTACGCGCCAGACTGGGCCAAGCCGTCGGTCGAGATGGCCACGAATATGCTGATCCAGGGCGCTGGCGGCGCATTCAAGACACCGCCCGGCCGCGGGATCGACCCCGCGGTGGCGAGCATCGCCAACACCGCGCGCCAGGAGGGTGTGCCGTTCACCGCGCCGGACATCACACCGGGGTCGCATTATAGCAACCCAGCGCCGGTTTCGGATGCACTGCAAGGCAACATGCTCCGCGAGCTCAACCTGGACCCGAACACCGGTGACCCGGTCACCACCAATCGGGTGACACCGACCAATATCGGCCAGGCAAAGACTGATGCCGGCGCCGACATGCGTGCCATCACCAACACCAACAACGTGGGTGCGATGCAGAGCTACCGGTTGTTGCAGCAGCTGCAGCAGGCGGAAAACACCATTGATACCACCGCCGGCGTGACCGACTCCGACCGGGCGCAGATGCGCGCGCGCATCGGCGAAATCCGCGGCGCCATCAATCGTAACACCGGGCAGATGGACGGCACCGATTACCAGAGCCTCACCAACACCGACTCGCCGCTAGACCGGCTGGCAGGCAACGCCAATCCTGACATGGCCAAAATCGGCCGCGGATTGATGACCAACCTCGACCAGGCATTCCGTTCTTCGCTGTCTCCCGATGATCAAACTGCTCACACAGATGCGCGCTATCGCTACCGGCTGGCCAGCACACTCGATCCGCTGGCCGACAAATATCAGGGACGCACGCTGCCGATGAACGAGGTTGCCGACGCGCTATATGGCCAACAGCAGAAATATGGCAGCGTTCCCAACAGCCAGCTCGACCGGTTTATGTCGCAGGCGTCGTTGATTTCCGACGCCCCGCCCCAGACCAACCCCGCGTCGCCGGTGAGCAACCTTACATCCCCGGCTGGAATGACCGCCCTGGCGCTGTCATCGCATCCGGCAGGAGTAGTAGCAGGCGCCGCCGCGCCCTGGGCGCTCCAGAAAATCATTGGACCGTTCGCGCGCGCCGGGGGTCGCGCCAATGAGCAGATCGCCGGTGCGATGACCAACCCCAGGCCGCCGCCGGGTCAGCCCTGGTACCAGGCCATGACCGATCTGAACAACGCCAGGCTGCGACAGGCGCTTTCTGCGCTGGTTCCGGCCAGCGCCAACTAAACGGTGTGGTAGATTATGGCGATAGCCAGATACCCCAGGCACACCGTCATCGCGAGCAGCGCATACTGGAGGATGCGCCGATCCTCTGGTGGTGAACGAACCACGGGGCGGCAGTATCTGCCTGCCGCTGCCGGGTGGTTACTCCCGAAAGTGCTGGCAAAGAAGCTCGCGATTGCTAACGGTAGGGCGACAATACCGATCAAAAAGACGAGGATTGTCCAGTCAACACCGGAACTGCCGAGGATAAGAATAAAGACGCCGAATGCACCAGCCATCTCACCCCTCCTTATCGATCGCGCCGGGCGGCGTCTGGCTCAGCGACACTGCGTACGTCATCCACCACTGCGCGTCGCGTTCGGCCAGGACATACTCGCGGTCGTAGCCATCGCGTCGGCACGCGTCGGCAAAGCCCTTGTAGAGCCGGGACAGATTGCGGGCACGGATGGCGCTCATGAGCGCCGGCTGCGCGGGAAACGGGTCGTCGCTCATGAGCATCCTCCGGGATCAGAAGCAGCTACGCTGGCAACTGGTCTGGCCACCATAGGACGAGCAGTTGGTGGTGCAGTTGCTGTAGGCGTTTGCCACCTGGGCGGTCAGCACTACGGCGAGCAGGGCGAGGGCGGTAAGAGCGTACTTCATGGGTCAATATCCTTGTTGGTGGGGTTAAGGCGTTCGTTTCTCGTCAATGAAACGTCTCAGAAGCTCGCCAATCGAAATACCCAGCCGCTTTGCTTCGCGGTGCAGCCATCTCAACGTGTCTTCAGGCAAGGCAAAACTCAGTCGTTCCATGGCCACCTAAGTAGTCGCTATCACCTGGGTAGTCAAGCACAATCGTCACAGAACCACCGCCGTCATCGCCATCGCGGCGGCGTAATATCCACAGGCCACACCCAGCGATGGCACCCAACCCAACAGGAGTACTAGCTCATGGCTCAGGCTTATCTGGTTTACGTCGAGCCGCTCAATACGGGAGGGCTCCCGCCGCCCTTCCTGCCGACGCTACCGAACCCGCCCCCGCCCGTATGGGGAGGAGGAGGCCAACCGTCGTTCCCTGGCATCATGCCGCCGATCGCGTACCCGCCGCCCGGCTGGGGCGGCGGTGGTCAGCCGATCTTCCCGCCCGGCGGTCCGCCGCCGTTCCCTGGGTATCCGGCGCCGCCTGGTGGTGGCTTGAACCCCCCGGTGGGCGGCTACCCTGGCTATCCCGCGCCGCCCGGCGGTGGCAGCGGTCCGCCGCCCTTCCCTGGCTATCCGGCGCCTCCCGGGATCTGGGGTCCAACCGATCCGCGGCCGTCCCAGCCAATCTACATTCCGCCTGGCTGGGCAGTTCCACCAATCATGGTCGACGGCTCGCCCACCCCGCCAATCGTCGTGCCACCCGAGGGCGTGTGGATCATGCCACCAGCCATGTCTGGCAATGTGCCGGGCGGCGGTCCCGCGCTGACGCCTGAGCCGAAGCCGGGCTGATTGCCGCACGTAGCCGACCAGCCTGAGCAGCACCTCGGTGTTGCTCACGGCGACGGCCACTGCGTCGCACTGGTCCGTCACGCCGCCAGGCTGGGTCACACCAGCTCGTGGCGGCGTGGCGAGCTGGTGCTGCACGGCGAGGTGCTGCCGGGCACCATCATCGCTTGCTTCGACGTCTCGGGCAGGTACGCCAATGCGACGGACGGCTCGTCGCACGCGGCCATCTACCTCGACGAGACGCCCAGGGGCGCGCTCCGTGTCATCGACCAGTGGCAGGGCCGCGTGTGCTCCGAGCGGGTCATCCGCGACAAGGCAGGGGTCGGGCCGGCGGCCGATGATGCGAGCCGCTACTACGTGGTGGAGACGGCTGCGGCCGAGGCGTAGCCGTGGCCAGGGTCCATGCCAGATCCGTTCGACCCGATCCGCGGCGCCTGGTGGTTGCTGCTTCTGCTGGTCGCCTCGATCCTGCTCCAACAGCTTCTCGTGTTCACCGGGTGCGTGCTCGGCGTGCCGGCGATGTGTACGCGCACCGGCGAGACGCTCGCGGGTGTTTCGGGCGAGGTATTGGCCGCGGTGGCGCTGCTGATTGCGCTAGGCCGGCCTCCGCCGCCGCCTCCAGCGAATTAGGGCGGCTCTGACTAAGGCGTGGTAAACCAAACCGATAGATCGGGCACACTAGACAAGTCGGCGAGTCATTCCGTCCGGTAATTCCCATTTTCAGACAGAGAACGCCTGATCCCACAGCGCGTCGATCTCCTCCGGCCGTCGATAATGCATGATCGGTCGGTCGTCTTCGGGCACACCGGAGAGCAGGAGGTCGAGGAAACGGCCGCGATGGTGCCAGCGTATCTGCCACCTCCGCGCCTCGGCGGTAGAGACCAAAAAGAATGGCCGTCCTTCGATCTCGAAGCTCGATGCTTTCGTCTGCCGCCAAGCGGCGATCCGCTCCTCGAACTCCCGCTGGTGCTGCTTGTTCAGCCGCGCCTGCTCGGCCAACGCTTCGTCGCGCTCGCGCTTTTCCTCGGCCAGTTCGCGCTCATGGACCAGATTGACCACCTTCGCGGCGCGCCGCTCGACCGGTGTTTCGAGAGTTGCGGTGCGTTCCCGGTGCCGTAGCTCGCGGCGGACCTCGCTTATGATCGAGGATGTGGCCTGTCGCCACCATGGCAGGATGAGTTGCCGCAGTAGCTCTGGGTCGTTGCGGCATGCCCTGAAGATGGCATGCTGGCAAGCCTCGGTGTCATCGGCGTGGCGCGCCATGGCGCGGATCGCGGTCTGGATCAAATCCTCGGATGGCCATTCCTCGGTGCTGCCGGCATAGCCGGCCTTCTCAAAGGCTGCCTTCATTGACGTAGACATCGGCCACTCCTTCAAACGAAAAATAGGCGCCCCCCGATCGGGTCCAGGAGCCGCCGGGGGGCCGTTCGCGGCTTTCGCGCAGTAGCGTACTGCCCTGGCACCCGAGAGCCGATACGGCGCCAACGGTCGCCCGTCCAAGCATCCTCCATCAACACAAATACGCCGCCGTTTTCCGGTTTGGACAACATCGGCCCCTCCCTCACTCTGCCGGCGTCACCCCCGCATGGCATCTGCCACCACGGCATCGATCTGGGCCTGGCGCACTTCCAGCACAGAGAGCGGGCAGTCGCGCAGCTCGATCAGCATGTCGAGCGCCTGCCGCAGCGCGGCGCGGAGGGCGTCGGCGTCAGCCACTGGCGTTCTCCATCTCCGCCGGCTCCTCGCCCTCCGGATCCTCTCCAAAGCGCTTGTAGTTTTCAGCAAGAATGCCGCTGATCTCACGCCGCACCCACTCCGGTCCAGTGGCCATAGCTTCGCCAACGCTGGCGCGCTCACCAACCTCCACCACCTCCTGGC